TTGCTGGCGCTGCCCTGGTTGTTCGAGTTCTGGGCGCTGGAGCATCAGTTGCCGCCCGAGGGCGACTGGCGGACATGGGTGATCCTGGGCGGGCGCGGCGCGGGCAAGACGCGCGCGGGTGCCGAATGGGTGCGCGCGCAGGTTGAAGGCGCGCGACCGCTGGATGCGGGGCGATGCCATCGGATCGCGCTGGTGGGCGAGACGATAGATCAGGTGCGCGAGGTGATGGTCTTTGGCGAGAGCGGGATCATGGCGTGCTCTCCGCCCGACCGCCGGCCTGAATGGCAGGCGACGCGCAAGCGGCTGATCTGGCCCAACGGAGCCACGGCGCAGGCGTTTTCGGCGCATGATCCCGAGGGGTTGCGGGGACCGCAGTTCGACGGGGCCTGGGTGGATGAACTGGCCAAGTGGAAGAAGGCACGCGAGACCTGGGACATGCTGCAATTCGGGTTGCGGCTGGGCGAGGATCCTCGGGTCTGCGTGACCACGACACCGCGCAATGTGGGGATGCTGAAAGAGCTTCTGGCGGCGGGCAGCACGGTGGTGACGAGCGCCCCCACCGAGGCCAACCGCGCCTATCTGGCCGAAGGGTTCCTGGAAGAGGTGCGCGCGCGGTATGCGGGCACGCGGCTGGGGCGGCAGGAGCTGGATGGCGTGCTGGTCGATGAGGCCGAGGGCGCGCTCTGGACACCCGCCATGCTGGAGCGGTGCCGGGCGGACGTGATCCCTGAGCTGGACCGGATCGTGGTGGCGGTCGATCCGCCGATGACCGGGCATGGCGGGTCGGACGAATGCGGGATCGTGGTGGCGGGGGCGGTGACGCGCGGGCCGGTGCAGGACTGGCGTGCGTGGGTCCTGGCCGATGCGAGCGTGAGCAGCGCAAGCCCGGCAGGCTGGGCCAAGGCCGCCATTCGCGCGATGGAGCGGTGGGGGGCGGAGCGGCTGGTGGCCGAGGTCAATCAGGGCGGCGACCTGGTGGAGCAGGTGATCCGGCAGGTCGATCCGCTGGTCCCGTTCCGGTCAGTCCATGCGAGCCGGGGCAAGGTGGCGCGGGCAGAACCGGTGGCGGCGCTCTACGAGCAGGGGCGGGTGCATCATGCGCGCGGTCTTGGCGCGCTGGAGGATCAGATGTGCGCCATGACCGCACGCGGGTTCGAGGGCAGGGGCAGCCCCGACCGGGTGGATGCGCTGGTCTGGGCGCTGACCGAATTGATCGTGGAGCCTGCGGCGAAATGGCGGCGCCCGCAGGTGCGCGCGGTGTGAGCGGGAGCCCCCTCAGACTGCCGGCAAAGGTGGCAGGCCCTGAAACCCGCCCCATTGTCACGTTGCGTTCAGAGAGCGGAACGCAGTCCTGACGGGAACGGATTTCGGATTTTCGGGCACCGCGTCGGAGAGCCAGGGCTTTTCAACTCTCTGGGAAGACATGTCAAATATGACATGTCATCGGGGCGGGTAACAAGGATCAGGGGTAAGGGATCCGAGCAGACGACACCAGACGGCTCGACGCGAAGAGGGCGCGGACGGCGGACTTCCGACGCGCCAGCCCCTCCCTGGAACAGCAGGGGTCTGGCGGCAACCTGACATGTCATGGCGGGTTGCCGACAATGGTAGCGGCACTGAAACTCGCCCCATCTTTGCGTCACGTTCGGAGAACGGAACGGAATCCTGGCGGTAAGAGTTCCCGGATTCTGGCAGACCGCCCCGGAGAGCAGGGGTTTTTCAACACTCTGAGGCGCGTTGAAACCCCGCCCCACACCGCTTCTGCCCGGTTCTGCCCGGCAGGGTCGGGCGCACGGTGTGGTTTACTTTCCTTAAACATTTGACGGTCTGATGCCCATCAAGCGGGCGAGAGGCCCGAACGGATGCGGGATCAAGGAGAGCGGGACGATGATACTGGATTTCTTCCGGCAGGGTGGCGCGGCGGAGGCGCGGGTGGCCCCCGAGCAGAAGGCTAGCGCCACGGGCCGGGTTGTGGCCTGGGGCACCGCCGGGCGTGTCGCCTGGAGCCCGCGTGACGCGGTGAGCCTGGCGCGCAACGGCTTTGCCGGCAATCCGGTGGGGTTTCGCTGTGTCAAGATGATCGCCGAGGCGGCGGCGGCGTTGCCGCTGGTATTGCAGGACTGCGCGCAGCGCTTCGCGGCGCATCCTGTGCTGGACCTGATCAAGTGTCCCAATCCGGCGCAGGGGCGGGCCGAACTCTTCGAGGCGCTTTACGGGCAGTTGCTGCTGACCGGCAATGCCTATGTCGAGGCGGTTGGTGCGGGGACGGGTGTGCCGGTGGAACTGCATGTGCTGCGCTCGGACCGGATGAGTGTGGTGCCGGGCGCGGATGGCTGGCCGGTGGCCTATGAATATGCCGTGGCCGGTCGCAGGCATCGGTTCGATGTGAGCGAGGGCACACCCTGCATCTGTCACGTCAGGAGCTTTCACCCGCAGGACGATCATTACGGGTTGTCGCCTCTGCAGGCGGCGGCGCAGGCGGTGGATGTGCATAATTCCGCCTCGCGCTGGTCCAAGGCCCTGCTCGACAATGCGGCGCGGCCCTCTGGCGCGATCGTCTACAAGGGGGCCGAGGGGCAGGGCAGCCTGAGCAGCGATCAGTATGACCGGCTGGTCGGCGAGATGGAGGCGCATCATCAGGGCGCGCGCAATGCGGGCCGTCCGATGCTGCTGGAAGGTGGGTTGGACTGGAAGCCGATGGGGTTCAGCCCGTCGGACATGGAATTCCAGAAAACCAAGGAAAGCGCCGCGCGCGAGATCGCGCTGGCATTTGGTGTGCCGCCGATGCTGCTGGGTATTCCCGGCGATGCGACATTCGCCAATTACCAGGAGGCGAACCGGGCGTTCTATCGGTTGACGGTGCTGCCGCTGGCGACGCGGGTGAGCGCCACGGTGGCGGCATGGCTGGCGCGGATGAGCGGCGAGGCGTTGGATCTGCACCCCGATCTGGATCAGGTGCCGGCGCTGGCGGCTGAGCGCGATGCGCAATGGGCGCGCGTGGCGCAGGCGGATTTCCTGACGGCGGCGGAAAAACGAGAGCTGCTGGGACTGCCCGCGTTGCCGGAGGGTGGGATGAATGGCTGAGCCGGGGCCGCCGCCGCGTTACGGGTTCGAGGCATTCGATTGCGCCCCGGCGCTGCGACTGGAGGCGCATGAGCGGGTCTCGGAGTTGCAATTGCGCGCGCTGACCGAGCGGCTGGAACGGATGGAGGCGGCGCTGGAGCGGCTGGAGCGGCGGCTGTGGCTGGCGGTTTACGGCGTGGCAGCGGCGATTCTGGTGCAGGCGTTTCAGCCGCTTCTGGCGGCGTTGCCGGGGTGAATCCCGGCCTACGGGCACGCCGCAGGATAGGGAAAGGACGAGGTGAATGGACATGGATACGGGACTTGAACGCAAGTTCGTGCGCCTGGACGGCGAGGCGTTGAGTGTGGGCGAGGGAGGCCGGATCGAGGGCTATGCAAGCCTCTTTGGCGCGCCCGATCAGGGCGGCGATATCGTCGAGCGGGGGGCCTATTCGGCCTCGCTGGCGCGGCTGGCGGCGGAGGGTCGCAAGGTCAAGATGCTGTGGCAGCATGATCCGGCGCAGCCGATCGGCATCTGGGACGAGGTGCGCGAGGATGCGCGCGGTCTGTGGGTCAAGGGGCGATTGCTGGACAGTGTGGAGCGGGCGCGCGAGGCGGCGGCGCTGATCGCGGCGGGGGCGATTGATGGCCTCAGCATCGGCTATCGCACCTTGCGCGCGGTGAAGAACGACAAGGGCCAGCGGCTCTTGAGGGAACTGGAGCTCTGGGAGGTGTCGCTGGTGACATTCCCGATGCTGCCCAGTGCGCGGGTGACGGCCAAGGGTGAGACCCCGGGCGCCGGAACGCTGCGTGAATTGGCGGCGGTCTTTGACGCGGCCCGCCGGGAAATGGCGCGGATCTAGCGCCGGGCGACGACCCAAACTGAAGGATGGAATGATGACAACCCAAGCAAAGGCTCGGGCCGGGGAAGATCTGTCTCCGGTGGCCGAGATGAAATCCGCTGTGGCGGGTTTCATGAGCGAATTCAGTGTCTTTCGTGCCGAAGTTTACAACCGACTGCAACAGCAAGAAGAGAAGATGACCATGTTTGAACGCAAATCCATCGCCCTGTCGCGCCCGCATCTGGCAGCGGGGGCCGACACCCATGCCCCGCATCGCAAGGCGTTTGACGCCTACCTGCGCGGCGGCGACGATGATGCGCTGCGCGGACTGGAACTGGAGGGCAAGGCGCTCAATACCGCGATTGCCGGTGAGGGTGGATATCTGGTCGATCCGCAGACCGCCGAGACGATCCGGTCGGTGCTGACCTCGACCGCCTCGATCCGGGCGGTGGCCAATGTGGTCGCGGTCGAGGCCAGCAGTTTCGACGTGCTGGTGGATCACACGGATGTGGGGCATGGCTGGGCCACGGAAACCGGATCGGTGGCCGAGACCGACACGCCGGCGATCGACCGGATCAACATTCCGCTGCATGAGCTGAGCGCGCTGCCCAAGGCATCGCAGCGCCTGCTGGACGACAGCGCCTTTGACGTCGAGGGCTGGCTGGCTGGGCGGATCGCCGACAAGTTCGCGCGCGCCGAGGCGGCGGCCTTTGTCGGGGGCGACGGGCTGGACAAGCCGCGCGGGTTCCTGGCGCATCCGAGTGTCGATAACGATGTCTGGACCTGGGGCAATCTGGGCTATGTGCCGACCGGGGCTGAAGGCGCGATTGACGGGCCAGATCCGATTGTCGATCTGGTCTATGCCTTGGGCGCGCAGTATCGCGCCAATGCGACATTCGTGATGAATTCGAAGACCGCAGGGACGATCCGCAAGATGAAGGATGCCGATGGCCGGTTCCTGTGGTCGGACGGTCTGGCCGCGGGAGAGCCTGCGCGGCTGATGGGGTACCGCGTGCTGATCGCCGAGGACATGCCAGACATCGCCACGGGGGCCAATGCCATTGCGTTCGGGGATTTCCGCGCGGGCTATACGGTGGCCGAGCGTCCTGATCTGCGGGTGCTGCGCGATCCCTACAGCGCCAAGCCGCATGTGCTGTTTTACGCCACCAAGCGGGTGGGTGGCGATGTCTCTGATTTCAAGGCGATCAAGCTGTTGAAATTCGCCGTCTCCTGACGTGCGCGGATGGGGCGCGGGGCGGGCACGCCGCGCGCCTGAAGCACCGGAAGGGTCCGGGATATATGGAGTAGGTCCATGATGTTGATGGAAGAAACCGCAGTGCCCCTGATCGCGCTGCCGCTGGCGGAATTCAGGACGCATCTGCGGCTGGGCACCGGGTTTGCGGATGACGATATCCAGGATCAGGTTCTGGAGAGTTTCCTGCGCGCCGCCTTGGCCGGCATTGAGGGGCGCACCGGCAAAGTCTTGATGGAGCGAGATTTTTCCTGGGTGTTGCAGGCGTGGCGGGATGCCGGGGGTCAGGCCCTGCCGGTGGCACCGGTGAGCGCGGTTCTCAGTCTCTCCTTGCGCAACCGGGCCGATGAGGTCGAGGTGATCGACCCCGCGCACTACCGGCTGGAGCGCGATGCGCATCGGCCCGTGCTGCGCCCTGCGGGTACGTTCCTGCCTGCCATCGCGCCGGGTGGCGTGGCCGAGATCGTGTTTCGTGCGGGCTATGGCGCGGCTTGGGGTGATCTGCCGGCCGATCTGGCGCAGGCCGTGCTGATGCTGGCGGCGCATTATTATGAATATCGACACGAGACGGGGCTGAGCGGCGGCTGCATGCCGTTTGGCGTGGCCAGCCTGATCGAGCGCTATCGCACGGTGCGTCTGTTGGGCGGGAGCGCGCGGTGATGGCGCGGCCAAGGCTCAACCGGCCGCTGGTGCTGGAGGCGGCGCTGCGCCTGCCGGATGGTGCGGGTGGATTCACCCTTGTCTGGCAGGCGCGGGGCACGCTCTGGGCCGAGGTCAGCACACGCGCCGGGCGCGAGGCTGAGGGAGAGGGCGTGCGACTGGCGCGCGCGGGCTACCGGATTGCGGTGCGTGCGGCCCCGCAGGGCAGTTCCTCGCGCCCGCAGGCTGGGCAGCGGCTGCGCGATGGCGCGCGGCTCTTTCACATCGTGGCGGTGACCGAGGCGGATGCGGGCGGGCGATACCTGACCTGCTGGGCGGAAGAGGAGGTGGTGCAATGAGCTATGGTGTGGCGGCGGCGCTGCAGGAGGCGGTTTTCCAGCGGCTGAGCAATGATGCGGTTCTGACAGGGTTGGTGGGGGGCGCGATCTATGACGCGGTGCCGCCGGGCCCGCTGCCACCGCTCTATGTGACGCTTGGTTCCGAAGACGTGCGCGAGCGTGGCGACGGATCGGCGGGCGGGGCCTGGCACAGTTTCACGGTTTCTGTCGTGACGGAGGGCGCCGGGTTCCTTGGCGCCAAACAAGTCGCGGACGCGGTCAGCGACGCGCTGGCGGATGCGCGCCTGGTGCTGGGTCGCGGGCATCTCAGCGGCCTCACATTCCTGCGTGCGCGGGCGCGGCGCGAAACCGGCGGCACGCTGCGGCGGGTCGACCTCGTCTTTCGCGCCCGCGTGGATGACACAGTCTAACCCTTTGATATCGGAGATGGAAATATGACGGTACAGAACGGCAAGGATCTGCTGATCAAGATCGACCTCAACGGCAGCGGCAATTTTCAGACGGTGGCCGGGCTGCGCGCCACGCGCATCAGTCTCAACGCCGAGAGCGTTGATGTGACAAGCCTCGAGTCGGCGGGCGGCTGGCGCGAATTGCTGGCGGGCGCGGGGGTGAAATCCGCGAGCATCAGCGGATCGGGGATTTTCCGCGACGCGGCGAGCGATGAGCGGGCGCGGCAGATATTCTTTGACGGGGAAATGCCGGATTTTCAGGTTGTCATCCCGGATTTCGGCACCATCGAGGGACCGTTTCAGGTGACGGCCATTGAGTATGGGGGCACCCATGACGGCGAGGCGACCTATGAGCTGGCGCTCGCCTCTGCCGGGCAACTCACGTTTACGGTGCTGTGAGGCGATGGCCAATCCCTGGGCAGGCGAGGTGGCGCTGGTGATCGGCGGCGAGGGCCGCGTGATGCGGCTGACGCTGGGCGCGCTGGCGGAGTTGGAGGTGGGGCTGGGTGCCGGATCGCTGGTTGATCTGGTGACGCGGTTCGAGGGTGGGGCGTTTTCCACCCGCGACGTGCTGGCGCTGATCGTGGCGGGGCTGCGTGGTGGTGGTTGGCGGGGGGCGGAGGCGGATCTTTTGAGCGCCGAGATCGAGGGCGGGCCACTGGCGGCGGCGCGGGCGGCGGCGGAACTCCTGGCGCGGGCCTTTGCGCTGCCCGAGGTGGGGGCGTGAGCGGGCGATTTGATTGGCCTGCGCTGATGCGTGCGGGAATGCATGGGCTGGGTTTGCGCCCGGCGGAATTCTGGGCGCTGACGCCGGTGGAATTGCGGCTGATGCTGGGCGAACGGCAGGGCGTGCAGCCGATGGCGCGCGCGGGGCTGGAGGCGCTGTTGCGCACCTTTCCCGATGAGCAAGGAGCGATGAGCGATGGATGAGACGGAGTTGGAGGCGCAGATTGCCTCTCTTGACGATACGATGGGGCAGGCGACGGGTATGGCGGCGGCCTTTGGCGCGGAACTGGCGCGGGTGCGGGGCGGGTTTGCCGCTGCCGGGCAGGATGTGCAATCGCTGGAACGGGGCCTCAGCCGAGGCTTGCGCGGGGCGCTGCGTGGCGCGGTGGTGGAGGGCGACAGCCTGTCGGACAGTCTGCGCCGGTTGGCGACGATCATGGTCAACACCGCGTTCAACGATGCTACGCGCCCGGTGACAGATCAGTTGGGTGGGCTGATTTCACAGGGGATCGGCAGTCTTGTGGGCGGGCTGTTCCCCTTTGCGAGGGGGGCGAGTTTCGCGCAGGGCCGGGTGCAGCCCTTTGCCAGTGGCGGGGTGGTGAGCGGCCCGGTGACATTCCCGATGCGCGGCGGCACGGGCCTGATGGGTGAGGCGGGACCAGAGGCGATCATGCCCCTGTCGCGTGGCCCGGACGGGCGTTTGGGTGTGCGCGCGCAGGGCGGCGGCAACGTGAGCGTTGTGATGAATATCCAGACGCCCGATACCGAGGGGTTCCGCCGCTCGCAGGGGCAGATCGCGGCGCAACTGGGCCGCGTGATCGGACGCGGCGGGCGCAATCGCTGAAAGGGAGAGGGCAATGGGATTTCACGAGGTCAGATTTCCGGCGAGCCTGAGTTTCGGCTCGTTTGGCGGGCCGGAGCGGTTGACGGATATCGTCACGCTCGCCAACGGGTTCGAGGAGCGCAACACGCCATGGGCGCAGTCGCGCCGGCGCTATGATGCGGGAGTGGCGCTGCGGAGCCTGGACGATATCGAGGCGGTGATCGCATTCTTCGAGGCGCGGCGCGGGCAGCTTTACGGGTTTCGCTGGAAGGACTGGACCGATTTCAGATCGGGCCGGGCCAAGGCCGCGCCCGATTACCGCGATCAGGTGATCGGGGTGGGGGATGACGCGACCGTTTCGTTCCAACTGCTCAAGACCTACCGCTCGGGCGAGCAGGTGGCGGTGCGCCCCATCGCCAAGCCGGTCAAGGGCAGCGTTCGCATCGGCCTGTCGAACAACGAGTCGCAGGAGGGCGTGCATTACGAGGTGGACGCGACCACCGGCATCGTCACCTTTTCCGAGCCGCCCAACATGGGTGTGCAGATCACCGCAGGCTATGAATTCGACGTGCCGGTGCGGTTTGATACGGATCGCATACAGGCCAGCATGGCCAGTTTTCAGGCCGGTGAGGTGCCGAATGTTCCGGTGGTGGAGATCCGGATATGAGCGGGCTGGAGGCGCATCTGGAAACGGGTGTCACCACCACCTGTCGGTGCTGGGCGCTGACGCGGCGCGATGGTGTGGTGATGGGGTTTACCGATCACGACCGGGAACTGGTCTTTGATGGGATCGCGTTTCGCCCCGATACCGGGCTGAGCGCGCTGGCGCTGCAACAGACGACGGGCCTGTCGGTGGACAATACCGAGGCGCTGGGCGCGCTCAGCGATGCCGCGATCCGCGAGGCGGATATAGAGGCGGGGCGTTATGACGGCGCAGATCTGCGCGCCTGGCTGGTGAACTGGCAGGACGTGGCCGCGCGGCAGCTATTGTTTCGCGGCACGATTGGCGAGTTGCGCCGCGCCGGTGGCGCGTTCGAGGCAGAGTTGCGGGGCTTGACCGATGCGCTCAACGTGCCGATGGGGCGGGTCTATCAGAAGAGTTGCAGCGCTGTTCTGGGGGATCGGGATTGCACATTTGATCTGGAGACGCCGGGCTATGTGTCCGAGCGAGAGGTCGAGGAAATCGAGGGAAACCGGGTGTTTCGCTTTGCCGGGATGGGCGGGTTTGACGAAGGCTGGTTTCGGCACGGGGTGATCCGGGTGCAGAGCGGTGCGGCGGCGGGGCTGGTTGGTCTCATCAAGCGCGACCGGAGCGAGGGCGCGGGGCGGGTGATCGAGCTGTGGCATCCGCTGCGGGCCGAGGTTGCGTCCGGCGATGCGTTGCGAATCGAGGCGGGCTGCGACAAGCGGATGGTGACTTGTCAGATCAAGTTCGGCAATCTGCTGAATTTTCAGGGTTTTCCAGATATTCCCGGTGACGATTGGACGATCACCGATCCGACGAAATCACCGCGTCTCGATGGCCGGAGCCGTCGCCGATGAGTGCGCAGGGGGAACGGATCGTTGCCGCAGCACGCGGTTGGATCGGCACGCCCTATCGGCATCAGGCGGCGTGCCGGGGGGCGGGTTGCGACTGTCTGGGGCTTGTTCGCGGGCTCTGGCGCGAGCTGCGGGGTGCTGAGCCTGAGCGCCCGCCCGCCTATACGATGGACTGGTCCGAGCCTGCGCGGCAGGAGGCGCTGTGGCAGGCGGCCGCGCGGCATCTGGTGGGCAAACCTCTGAATGCGGAAGCCCCCGGCGATGTGATCCTCTTTCGCATGCGCGAGGGGTCGGTGGCCAAGCATCTGGGGGTGCTGGCCGCGACCGGCGCGCGGGCGAGTTTCATCCATGCCTATAGCGGGCATGGCGTGGTCGAATGCGCGCTGAGTGCGCCCTGGCGGCGGCGCATCGTGGCGCGGTTCGCATTTCCTGACGAGAGGTAA